AAAATTTCGACGAGGCAATCGGCCGGCGCATCGCTCGCGAGAACGCCCGCAATCGGATTTGGGCGCTTGAGGACTATGTGCTGCGCGAGCGGCTTTCCGGACGGCGTGCATCCCGTCGCGCCGGCTAGCCGCTTCGAGGTGATAGGGTTTCTCTTCTTCGTGTAGGGAGGTGCCGTTCCCGCCATCGCGGCGCCCCGCGGTCAAGGACTCCAAAATGGCTAGGCGGGTCCATTGCGCCTGCGGTTTTCAAATGCTTCGATCGCGAGGTCAGTCGGCGACTTCTCCCCCGCTCCGTCCCGGTTGCGCGCTTCCCGCTGGCGCGCTTCCTGCACGTGCGTTTCCCGCCAGCGCGCTTGGAATTCCTCGATGGCGATCTCAGTTGCGGATTTCTCGTGCAGCACCCTGCCATCAACAACCTTGGCATCGTCCGCCCGGCTATCATTCGGAGGGATGATGATGGTGGCGGATGCCCAAGGCCCCTTGAGCGCTTCGATGATCTTGGCGGCTTTGTCCGGCGCCTCCGTCGCGATGCTCTCTGCATGCCTCGCTACGTGCCTCGCAAGGAGGATTTGCGCTATCAGCGACTGCCGGACTGCCTCCTTACCGAGGTGGTTAAGATCCTGCTGGTTTAGCTCGTCGTACTCTGAGCTATCTACCGGCGTCGGTGTTAGCTGGCGATCAATCCAAGTTGCCTTGTGCCAGCGCCTCAATGTTTCAACCGAGCAGGAGAGACCTTGTGCGGCAAGTGCTTGCACTACGGCGCGCAGTGTCGGCTTAGGGTGGGCCTCCCATGCCCGCCGTGCGTCATTCATCGTAGCCCGGGCTGTCTCAGTCAGACTCATGTTGTCTCATCGAAGGCAGCGATTATTGGCAAAATTAAGGGCCAACGATGGTACAGAGTTTTGTACAATGGTACAGAAGACGCCGGAGTACGGTCCTTTTCTGGCACCACTCCTTATGTACGGACCGCGTGCTGTCTCAGCCTGACTCATGTTATCTCATCCTGTCTCATCGAAGGCAGAGATAGCTATTGGGGCCTTTGCGATCGCGCGACAAATCAGTTCAGAGCGCCGGAGAGATATGGTCGCCCATGCGTTTGCCGATGCCGTCGCAGGTGTAGGCCACCTCGGGTGAATGGCGCATGGGCGGCCTACTGCGAGAGCCCGCCAGCGGCCGGCCCGATCGTCTATTCGCGCGCAATGGCTAGCGTTCACCTACAATCCACAGCCCCCCGTCGCCGCCGGCCTTTGCGCTCGCGGCAAATCAGTTCAGAGTCGGGATAGCGCGGGGCCGGCCGGCCAGCCGTCGCACCATGCTTCACCGCCATGGTGCTCGCTCCGCGCGATTCTGTGCGCGGTGATGGGGTGAAATATGGCAAGAGTTGTAGGAGGCAGCCGTGGCACGGTGCATCGTCCGCTGTCGAAACGTCGGCGCCACAATTCGGACCGCACGCGGCTGGCCGCCCTTTGGTTTCGCGGGTTGACCGTTCCGTTAAGTGCGATCCTTCTCCGCCATTTCAGCGATCGACTCCGGCTCCGCAGTTCTCATTTCGATCAAGAGACGATCCGTTCAGCATCAGGCCGAATGATGGCCATTCTTGCAAAGAAGAAACTCGCTGGAGCACGAGCGGCAAGGGTCACAACAGAAACATTAGATTTGGCTGCTTCAGTAAATTTGGAAGAACGCCGGAGACATATGGCGCGCAGCCGTATCGATGGAGGTCGGCATGCTGCCGACGAGTTGTGCCGTAGGCTCGATTCTTTCGTTAGCAAAGTGGCTGCGCTCCCCCCAAAATCCAAGCATTCACTGAAGCAATGTATAGAACGCTCGGTCGCAGGCGGCTTTTTCGACACCGAGGTATTCTTTTCACTGCTCGACGCGATTGCCTCTAGGTTGCCAGACCTCTCGCCTAAAGTACGTGCCGATGCGGCCTACGCGGCCCTTTTCGGCGGATCATCCAGCATCCATTTGCTTTGGGAGGAACTCGACGCTGGGACCAGACGCAGATGCGAGATGGCCGTTGAGGCGAAATCGCCGAGAGACATATCGCTATTCAGCGTGCTCGCAGACGCCTTGCGAACTTACGCACACCCACTTCGGCGAGGCCCACGGCCATCGGTCCTTCGCGACTACGTGAGGTCCGTTGATCGTATCTGGCACAAGCTTGGTATCAAAGGTCGTCGTCGATATGATCCCGTTGCCGGCAAAAATTTGTCCACCGCGTTCACGCAATTCGCCAACGAGGCTCTTGCGGCAGTTGGAATCGATTCGCGTGTGTCTGACAGGCAAATTAAGCAGGCAATGGAAGAGCGGAAAAAAATCGATAGGGATACGTAACCCCTTGATTTAGCTGAGCCAAACGAAGGTCTTTTTGGCTCATTCCGGACCATTTGTTCGTCGCGCCTTTCTCAGGCTTTTTGCAGCCATCAGCAGCAATTGAGAGAAAGGTCCATGCCCAAGTTTCTTCGCCGACGCGCCGCGGCGACGTACCTCACAGAGGTCTGGGGATTACCCTGTGCGCCTACGACGCTTGCCAAAAGAGCGGTTGTAGGCGGTGGCCCAGCTTTTCATTCGGCGGGGCGCACGGTCCTGTATGCGATCGAAGAACTCGATCGCTACGCGCGCGAGCGCATCGGCGGCAGTCACCGGACAACCAGCGAACGCAAGCATGAAGTCCAGCTCCGCAGCCAGGACGAAGCTTCGTTGCCCACTGCGTCGGCGACATAGCCTATCCCCCAAACCAAAGCCCGGCGGCACGGTTCCTTTGGCGGGATCAGCGTGCGCACCGGGCTCATAGGAGTCTTGAATATGACGACAAGTAGCAATCAGCCCCAAAAAACGCAATCGATTTCGAGCAGCTCGGTTGTTGTCCCGCCGATTTCCCGTGCTGGGCTGGTTGTTGCGCGACGTTACCGCGTCGTTGCCGACCTGATCGAGCCGACCGCGGAGCGCCGCAAGAACAAGCCCGGCATGTCCGCGCAGTGCTGGCGCGCGAAGGTGATGGGGGCCGTGCAGTGAGCGAGCGCGGCGTCTTTGCGGTCGATCGCGGGATATTCGATCACCCGAAGTTTCGAGACGACAAGCGCGAGTTCTCGAAGCTTGAGGCATGGCTGTGGCTGCTGAGCGCGGCCGCATGGAAGGATCACACGCGCTATATCTCAGGCCGTCCAGTCGAAGTGAAGCGGGGGCAGCTTATCGCCTCACTGCGCACGCTCGCAAAGGAATGGCGGTGGGATGAGAAAAAGGTGCGGCGTTTCTTGGATTTGCTAAAAACGTCCGCAGACGGAGCCGCAGAAATCGCCGCGGAGACCGCCGCAGGCATAACGCTAATAACTATTAGAAAATACAACGAATATCAGCGCGTATCACTTCCGAGCGCCGCAGGCACCGCCGCACCAAGCGCCGCAGTTGACGCCGCAGCAGAGCCGCAGCAGCGCCGCATTAAAGAAGACAAGGAATACAAGGAAGATAAAGAATATAGTGCGGTCGCTAAAGCGACGCGCACCAAAAACATATACTCGGAAGAGTTTGAGGAGTTTTGGAAGCAGTATCCCAGAACTCCAACAATGTCGAAATCGGAGACATGGAAGGCTTGGCAAAAGACGACGCCGGAAGATCGAGTTCTAGCTTGCCAAGCCATCGAGCCATACAGGCGGTACCTCAAATCAAAACCAACGCTCGAAACTGTGCACGCTTGCCGGTTTCTTTCGCAACAGCGTTTTGAAGGATTTCAGAACGTCGCCGCTCCCGCGTTCGATATTAGGAGCCACCTCGTATGAGCACTGTTCCGTTTCCGCGTCACGGCATTGCCGGCTACTACGCGCTCGCCGATTTGCCGCAGGCCGCGCCGCTGAGCGAATCGACGATGTCAACCGGCTGGGACGAACTCGACAAGATCCTGAAGATTTATCCCGGTCAGTTCATCGTTACGACGGGCAATGCGGGCAGTGGCAAGAGCACGTTTCTGTTCAATCTGATCATCAACCTGTGTTGGGTGCATGGCTCTCGCGCGTGGCTGTACGTCCCTGAGAACGAGATCAATCTGGTGCAGAAAATCGAGCGGATGTTCAACAAGCAGGACTGGCAATTCCAGACGTTCGCTGCGACACGCTGCTTCGTGCAGTCCTCGAATTATCAGCACTACAACGATGAGCCGCGCGACATCGAATGGATACTCAGCAACGCTTATGCGGCTTATCAGAAGGACAATGTGAACCTGATCCTGATCGATCCCTGGAACGAGTTGGAGCGCGCCAAGGCGAAAGACGAAAATCTGACCGACTACATCGGTCGCTGTCTCATGCGCGTGAAAATGTTCGCGCGCGAGACGGGCTGTACGATGTTTATGGTGGCGCATCCGACGAAGGCTTCTGTCGGTCGCGAAGTCGGATTGGCTGACATTGAAGGCTCAATGCACTGGTTCAACAAGTGCGACAACGGATTGATCGTCAAGCATGAGCCGGGCGGCAAGGATACTACGGTGATCAGCGCGAAGGTCAGGGAGCAGCCATACGCAGGCAAGATCGGGCACTGCATTTTCTTGGTCGATCAGGACACGGGAATTTTCCATCAACAGCAAGGCGGAGGGCAGGCGCTATGAGCACGCGAGCGGCTGAGTATCGGCTCTTGATCGACGACATTCTTGCTGAGGATGCAGCTTTGCGGGCGCAGGGCCTGCCAGGGCTCGACTTGTTCGAGATCATGGAATTGCGCGACATGGTAGCGCGAGCCAACCGCCGCGCTTTGTCCGCCGCTCCCGGCGACGTTGCGCCGGCAAAGCGCGAGGCAGCCAAATGACCCGCCCGCTTCCCTTCACCCAGGCCTCCGTCGAGCGTGCCATCAAGGCCGCCCGGAAGATGGGCCTGCGTGTCACGGGGGTGAGCGTGAACCCGGACGGAGCATTCGTCCACGCGGTGGAGGACGACGGCCGCGCCCCGCCCTCCTCCTTGACCTCTAGGCCAAGGCTCCGCGATGCTAGGGAGAAATTCCGTGCGGGCTGACATGGGCCAAGACAGGATCCGCTACTTTCTATTTCTCGAAGGCCGCTGGCGCTGGCGCCCGACCAAGAAGATGCGCGAGGCCGGCTTCCAGATGGTGCCGATGGGGCGTGGCGGCCCAGATCGCGACGCCGATGGCAATCCCGCCGCCAGCATTACCGACAAGCAGCGCGCCATCGCGCTGAACGAGGAGTGGGACGCGGTTCGCACTGGTCGCAAACCTGCACAGAAGCTCGATAGGCCGCTATTTGCGCCGGGTAGTGTCGGTGACGCCTATCATCGTGCGATGGCTCTGCGCGAGGCTGAGCGCCTTCAACGCGGCATCGTATGGACCAGCGAGCAGAAGAGCCGTGACGACTGGCCCCGCGCATGGAAGTGGATCGGCCCCGAGTTCGGCGACTGCGACCCCAAGACCATCCAGCCGGAGCACTTCATCAGAAAGG